ACAACCCATCCTTCCAGTGTGTTTGTCAAATCATCAAGATTTTCGTATTGCATTTTAATATCCTGCTACTGGGTCTAATATTTCAAAATCATCTTCTTCATAATCATAGTGGTATGCTACTTTTGCTAATTGGTCTATGTATGCTAATGCATCCACTAAGTCATCATGTACTAAAGCATTAGGGAATTGAAACAACTCATCCAAAAATTGAGAGTTCCATTCACCTTCGTTTAATGTAATCTGTCCATGCTCAAAACGCCCTTGTAATCCCCACACAACACGATCAGTCTTTTTCTTGTTTCCATGTGTAAGTTCTTCCACTCGAAAGAATCTCTGCCCAGACTTCATAATGTCCGTAAGATAGGGCAGTACCGCATTCTTGAGCGCACCTTTTTCGATACCAACCGCAACTGGTTGATACTTTGCGACAGCATCGAATATCTTCTTGGCGGTTTTTTTGATGTCCCATCGTCCATGTACAATATCCGCTACCCACCAACCTTCCTCATTGACTTTAACAATTGCGATTGCTGTTTCGTCTAATTTTTTATTTTTACTTTTAGTAGCTGACTCAACATTTGCAAACCCTGCAAGGTCAACTGCAATATAGTAATCCCCAACGTCAGGCTCATCATCATCAAACTGTATCCAGTCTTCTTTAAAGATTTCAGAACCCATTGCTTCAAACGAGGCAAGAAATTCTTGTCTAAAGGCATAAGATGACATTGACTTTTTAGCTGTATCAATTTCGTCTGGATCGAGTAGTGGGTTATCATAAGATGTGAAATGCCACGCTTTATAGCTTTCATCATCACTAAGTTCCCCATATTGATACAACTCGTAAAAGTGATTACGACCCATAGGAGTACCAATAAACATGGCATCGCCCTTTTGGTCAGCAAGTGCAGGTCTTAGGATTTGCTCCCACACACTAGGCTTCATGTCAGCATACTCATCCATAACAAGGAACTTCAAGCTAACACCACGCATAGTCTCTGGTCTATCAGCACCTTTGAGGGAGATAGTACAACCGTTAATGAGAGTGATTTGCAAGTTGTTAATATGAGATGTTTTGATAACCGGATGCGCTAACTCTAACAAAGTAGACCACATAATGTCACGAGCCTGTCCCTGCGTTGGCGCAACATAGAACACATGACCACGATCAGTTTGTAATCCGTAGATAATTAACTGCCATGCAGCGAGTCTGGATTTACCTGTTCGTCTTCCTGCGGCTACAATCTTGAAACGTGCTTTATCGTTGAAGACCTCTTGTTGCCACGGGAGCAACTCAACATTAAGCTCCACTTATAATGAACCTTTAAATAAATCTTGGTCTGGTTCTAGCGATTGATACTGATCAATAAACTGTGAGCCTTCTGGAACTATATCTGACCCTTCTCCAACTTTAGGAGATTCAAACAACAACGAAATGGTTGGGGCAAATAACTCATAGGCTAAACGACCTGCTGTTACGCCACTAGAAGCTATATCACTTAGTCCCGCTTCTTTACCTTGAGCATAAGTATCTTCAGCTAAAGATGCAAGACCTAATGCTCCTGCTAACCCTAAAAGTTTACCCCCTGCTCCACCGCCACGAACTAAGTTTGTTTCTTGAGGAATTTCTTTAATTGAAATATCTTTTGTAGGATTCCAGTAAATACGGACTGTATGTGGTTTGTTGTTTGTTTTGTCTCCACCAGTATGTTGAAATCCATTATATCCTTCAGAAGCTAGTTTATCTTGAGCATCATAGAAGATTTCTTGTACTTCATCTGCGCTATACCCAATGTACTGTGCGCTTCCTCGTGCATTGTCGTACATTTCTCGTAATGTTTTTTCATCGCCGTCAATCAGCTCACCAAACATTTCATTAAAATATTGCTTGTGTTCTTTTGACAGCGGTTGCTCAAGATCATATAATTTTACTTTTTTTGTTTCTTTGACATCGTATAATGACGGTGTGTCGCCTTTACCTTTTTTAGTATATCCGTGGGCAATATCACGAGCATCTGTTGTGTAGAAACCTTGTCCATAGATATTACCAGTAGAATAAACATCATCATATAGTTTTTCTAACGATGCCGATGTTCCGTGAAGACGTAAGCCACTGCCACGGGTGTCAACCCAAATATTACCTTTCTTGTCGATAATTGTTTTATCGTAGTAATATTCTTTTTCAGCCATCAGCCTTAGCGTCCTTCATAATGTCGACAAGCTCTGCACTACGACGACCTACTTGACGATACCACTTTGAATCAATCATTTCGTTGGCGGCCATCAAGTAGTTCCCTTCATTCACATAACGAATCATGTTCTTAAACTTACCTAAGCGATTACGCCCAAGGTTAAACGCCATGTTTACTAACACACGTTGTACATCTTCAGGATGTGAGCTAAAGTTTAGAAACAAAGCACTTGCGTCTGTACACGCGGCGTTGCAGTCGTCATGAAATACTTGGAGAATACGCTCATCAGTTACTGGAGTACCAACAGGCCATGTATACTCCATGTCTTCTTCAGTAACCATGTGACCAATACCAAACGTAGGATAGTTTTCAGAACATAGATAGATTTCTGTGACGTACCCTTCATGTCGAACAAGGTCTTCTTTAATTTGTTCAATCAGATTCGGGGGTAACATCAATTATATCCTCGTTATTTGTAACAATTGTTTCACCACCAACGCCCGTGATTGAAATACTAACAGAAGCTCTGCCTGTATTATTCTTATCTTTTTCAAAGTAGCTTACAGGCAACATACGATCCATCAACAACTTCCATGCTGCTGCCTGATTCTTATGCTCGTCATTTAACGCAGCATCCATGATTGTATCTAACACCTTCTGCGACTTAGGTGAAGCCAACATACGTGCTTTATACTCGTTGATAACCGATGCATCACCGGGAGGTCTACCCCGTTTCCCTCGATTGCCATCTTTTTTAGATTCAACAAGGGATTTTCTGGGTCTACCCCTTTTACGTGGTTGAGTATTCTCAGTCATACTGTACTCTATAGTTACTAAGTCGTTTAACTTAGCATCATGTTAAAATATAATGTTAAAATTTGCTTTAGAAGTGTAAAGGATTTTATGCTAAGAGGTGCATCGTTGCCTTCGTATCTCTAAAGTACATATATTGTAGCATACTTTTTAGGATTTGTCAAGTCTTTTTAGTACAAACAGTGCAGATTCTAGTAAAAATAGTTACTCCTCCATTAAACTCAGCGGGTTTCAGCAATGCTGCCTTCTCCGCAGACGCACTTTTTAGTTATAAAAACAGTATACTTATAACTAAATGATAGGTAGAACTTAACGCAAATACTAATGCGAATTATTCTTATTTATTTAATCTTAAATTCACTCTTTTTTGTATCTGAGCAGGTACTATATATAATTACACACGCGCGCCCCCTCCCCCGTGGGGTCTCTACCGCCTGCGCCTGTTTCATTTAAGCGACGAATCTACACCGATCTACATCGATTCTGTACAGTCATGTATGAGTGTTTGGATAGGTGCTATTCAGACCACCTACACAGACCACTCGACAGACTCGCAAACAGCGAACAGCTTTCTTCGCAACTGCAACAAACCACTGTTACCCACAGTAACACCCACCATGTTTCCAATCGTAACAGGTAACACATTTATACTACTACCTAAGTCTAAGGCAATCGCTACAACCCGCATAAACACTAGGGGTCAAAAGTTGGCACACTGGTTGCAAGTATTTCATCAACACAACACAAAACGAGGTAACAAACATGAACTATAAAGAATTTTCAGAGATTACAGGCGTGCTATTTCAGGCGGTAGTGTTGGAGTCACAAGATGACTGGACATTTGAAGACTGGTATGACTGCGCTCACGAGGTGGTCAATAGCTGTGCGGAGGTTGTTTACACTGCCAACGCGTGGGATTTGGTCAGTTCGATTCGGATGAAATCATACTTGTTATTCTCTGACGCGGAAGATGCGTTAAATGACATGGGGATTAAGTTCGTTGATCTCGATGGACATATGAAGATGCTCGCGTATCAGATACTGTTTAATCAGGTCATGGGGATGGTTGAAGCAATGAAGTTCTATCCAAAGGAGGTAGTAGCATGATCGCAACATTGAAAGCTTTACAAGACGACGGCATTAAATTGTAATGTCGTCAACGTTATAAGGAGTAAACCATGCAAGCATACAAACTGACCTATTACACTGAGATAGGGTATTGCAGGAGGTCGATCAAAGAATTTGCAAGTGATCCAGAAATTGCCGAAATACAAGCGGATACTTGGTTGAGAAGTGTTGGCCTCGACTTGTACAAGATAGAAATCTATAACCCAGAAGCTAACACTGGAGGAAGCAAACAATGAAAAGACTAGTTGGAATCAGCACACAAAAACCGAAAGCATCGAAAAAGCTTAAAGGTTTCGTTATGTATGAAGGTGCATCTATTTTAGATGGTGCGCCAATTGTTGTCATCGCAACACTTGAAACAAGCAATACTAAAACCGGGGCCATGGTGCAGGTATGGATAGTTCGTAGTGACATGTCGCCGATCGAAGCTTACAAGATTGGAAACGATAGTAGTGTATGCGGGAATTGTGTACACCGTTGGCACAATGGTGGCGCATGCTATGTCAACATAGGACAAGCACCACTAGCTATCTATCGTGCATATAAAGCCGGAAAGTATCCGAAGTATAACCAGGAACAGCATGAACATTATTTGCAGCATCGAAAGGTGCGACTAGGTGCCTATGGGGATCCAGCAGCAGCACCATTTGAAATTATGAACTACCTGGCAAACGTAGGGATTGGTCATACAGGCTATACACATCAAGCGAAACATAAAAACTTTGATGAAAGATTTTTATCGATTTGTATGATTAGTGCCGATAGTCCGAAACAGGCGCAAAAATGGCAGGATAAAGGCGCACGTACGTTTCGAGTAGCAATGGTAGGCGATGCAATGCACGACACTGAAATTGAGTGTCTA